TTGTATAGGGAGAGGTAGATACATCTCTATAAGATATACGTCTCCCTGGAGCTTGTGGCCCAGGAGGAATTCCTTGCTGCACTCCTGTTATAGCTCCTTGTTTTTCTACAGGAGCAGCAGGAGCTTGGGCAGGTTTTTCTTTATAATACTTTCCTTCTTTTAATATAACACCATGCTCTTTTTGTAAAACACTAGGAAGAGTTTCATCAGTTTCAATGCCAAGACCAGACTGTATACCTTGTATTTTACTTCCACCTATATCTTCAGAAATATCTTTTACTACTTTATTAAGTTTATCTATCTCTGCTTCATCTGTTACTTCTTCATAATTAACTTTAAAATCCCTTAAAGTATCGTCAAAAAGAGAACTAGACCCAAAAGACGAAATTGCATCGTCTACATATTCACCAGCAGAATTAAAAAGGTTACTTAAAAAATTATCAATCATTAAAAGAACCCTCCTCCTCTTAAACTACCAGCTAATGCTGCCGTTTGCATAAAAGGACTAGGTGCGCCAGCAAACGCTTGACCGCCAAATCCACTTCTAGATTGCTGTAATTGAGTTTGACTACCTAGACCAGCCAAACCACCTAATAAGTTAGATAGAGTAACAAGCTGTGCTCTTTCAGCTTCTTGCTGTTGCTGTGCAAGTCTAGCTGAATCTGAAAGTTGAGCAGCCTGTCTACCTTCAACTTGTTGTCCTATTGCTTCCTGCAATGTAGCTGGTGTTATTTGAGCTTGTAATGCTTTTTCTGCAAATACTGGAGCACGTTGTCCAGCAGCTATACGCCTATTTTCCGCAGCTTCTAAAGCTGAAGCTATTTGTCTTTGAGCTAACTCTTCTCTTTTTTGTTGTTGAGCAAATTCCATTTCTCTCAAAGCTGTACTACCTAGTCCAAACTGACCTGCTTGTATAGCCTGTTGCTGTGCTGTTAGTTTATCGCGTTCTGTCATATCTCTAGCTTGTTGAGCAATAGAGTTTACTTGAGCCTGATAAATAGGGTCTGTAGTAGGGTCTGCCTGTGCTCTCGCTAAATCTGCTGAAAATAAATTCTGAAACGAAGGAGATAGACCTGCTGCTGTTTCTCCAACCTGACCGTAGATATTTCGAGCAGCTAATGTCTGAGCAGAATCATCTGGAACAAGATTACCTGTATACAACTGAGGAGCATCTGTAAACTGTCCAGCTATCTCTGGAAGTAAAAACTGTAGGTAAGGTTCTACAGGAGCATACGGTTGTATCTGTGTCTGTGCATCTGACGCAGACTGAAACGGAACTTGAATAATTTTAGGGTCAGGTCTTGAAAATAAACTACTCATACTACAAATTCTTTCTAAGTGTTATATATTTAAAATCATATCCTAGCGGTTTCATTTTTCTTTCCCAGCCTTTACGACCAGTCATTTCAAAAAAATCGTATCCAATATCCTTATAATATTTTTCCAATACTGGAATTAATTTTGGAAAATCAAATTCACCACCTACTGCTTCTGCTAAAATTCCCTTTGTTCTAGGATAAAAACAAAATCCTATAACTACGCATCCTTTTATAATACCTTCTTCATCAAACGATAACCATAAGTCAGACGCCTTTTTAACAACTCTATCTGCTAAGTCCTCTGCATTATATAAATAATCTACATTACCTTTTTCTATAGTATTTTTTAAATGTTCTAGACACTCTGATAAATATTTTCTTATAACTATATTATTATTATTTACTAACTTATAACTTAGTCCATGCTGCGGAGGAGTTGTAAAAATAAATTCCTTCTCCTCCTCCTGGGTTCCAGTTACTGCCATCAGCATACCTTATATCTCCTTGCTGTGGATTACTAGGTGCTACATTGCTTACATCTAAATGACCATCTCTTACTAAATCCAATACAGTTCTTATTTCTAATAACATAGAATCTATATAACGAGGTATATCATCTATTTCTGAGGGACAAATACCAGGATTAAACCTTAAAAATTCTCTGCTCATCTGTCAGATACAACCTCTGCTTCTATAGCATATCCAGACAAGTTAAACTGAGAAGCCGTAGAGCTTTCTATTTTTATAGCTGCATACCTACCTTTTGCTCTACAGTCTACCTTATTATCTGTTCCTATTGTAAACGATACAGGGTCATTATAATTTACACCAGAACCTGGAGACATTTCTGCTCCTATGCTGATATTAACAGTGCCTGTTCCTTCCAATCTTGGATATACTCTGGTAATACTTTTAACAGCGTCTGTTCTTCCAGCGTTTAATCCTCTGCGCTCTAAGGTACTTGTAAAAGCTGTTCCATCAAACGTAACCCCAGAGTCTGTAAGATAAAATTTATTATCGGATGTTCCGCACATTAACAAAGAATCAATAGAGGGGTTATATTCTTGCTGACCCCAATTAAGAGTATTTCCTTCCCATGTACCTGTAGCAGCAGCCCATGTATTTGTCAAAGCAGGATTTACCAAACCTTTTGCTATATAGTTTACACTTGGCAAGTCTCTTGTAGCCCAAGTGTTTTCAATATAGTTCCAAATCAAAGCTGTATCAGGATATCCACCGCTTGCTCCTGTAGATGGGAAACATATCCATACTTCGTTTTTAATTTTGTTATGAGCCAAGAATGTTTTATAGTAGTAAGTAGAATCAATCTTAGAAAACAAAAATGTTTTCATTTGATCGTCTATCACACTTGTAATAGAGTTTCCATTATGAACTACTACATCGTTAGTAGTAACCATAACGTGTTTACCATTTCCTAAGTCTACTACAGCATCTCTACTAAACAATCCTGTATCTTTAAAAACATCTCTTACGTTAAATGTAAAAGCACCACCTACATAGTCAAGAGAATATACGCTATCCTCTTTATATATCATTAAAACATTTCCAAGCTGAACAGCGTTAAGTATGTGTCCTTTTGTACCCATTATAGAAGTTTCAGCAGCTTCCGAAGCAGCAGCAGAAGTAACCCAGGTGTTGCTACCATTATTATCAGTACCTACTGGTATAGCATCACTCCATCGTATAGTAAACGGTTTTGATACTGCTGATCCGCTTGCACTATCTGTAAGATTAAGAGCCACAAGATGATTACGAAAGGGTACAATAGCTTTGCACTTTAATGTAGCCGGCCAATGAGTAAGGTCTGCAAATTGAGAACCCCCTTGAGTAAAACTTTGAGGAGCATCTATTCCGTTACATGCAACAAGGACACCTCCTAATATGCCACCCTGCCAGTTATTAGTAGTGGTAGCAATAGTCGTATACGCACCGCTAGAACGTGTAACATCTGCGTGTGTAGTTCCTGTAATTTTCCTAAGACCTGTTGCTGTCCCGTATATCCACAACTCTGTGCTACCTTGTAACCAACTTGTAGCCCAATAAGGATTATTACTAGACCCAGGAGCACCGAAAATTTGTATGTGTCCTTGTATTTTACCAGCTTTACCGTCTAAAAATCTTACATTATTACCGTAGCTAAAGTAAGAAGCTGGCATATCGTAAGGAGACAAATCTGTATTAATACTAAATCTTGGGGCTTGTCTACCGTTTATATCAAATAATTCTTTAGCCATTAACCACTACCAGTTGAAGTTTGCTCTGTCCATGTAGTTGAATTATATTGCTCTAATGCTAGGTATTTAGAATCTTCCGTGAGTATATTTCCTCCAGATTCTTGTAGTATATTAAACTGATCTATTACCCAATTAGTAGCCATTAAGCACCTCTACGAACCAATGAGCCAGGATCGCCTTGTACAGTCATTTGCATAACTGTTCCGCTATACCTAGCTTTTTCTTCTGCTTCTTTAGCATTTTCTAACGTATTAGAAAAAATACCTGCAAATCTTTGAGTTTGTTCTGTATCGTTTAAATATACAGCTCCCTCTAAACAAGAACCATATAAATACAAATCAGAAAATTCATTTAATATATTATTGGTAGAAACACTATCTGAAAGAGGTGTTAATTTTTGAAAGTAGTTTATGCCTATAGTATATGTAGCATCTGGAGTAGGATACAATTTTATATTTTTACCTAAGTTTGTATATGCTCTAGGATAACCGCTTGTATATGAGCCGTATTCCCTTGTACCAGATTCTGGAGATAAATAACTTAAAGCATAACTATTAGTGTCAGAAGTCTCGTATGTTATATTTCTAAGTTCTATTAGGTCAGACGGTAAATCATAAAAAGCTGTATCGGCTGTAGTAGTGGTTTCAGCTCTGACCATATTAGCTCTAACTCTTAGTTCCCTGTTTAAACGATTTTCTGTTAATTGTATAAATGTAGGAATAAGACTTGTTAAATCATCTCTATTAAGATAATTAGCTATACTTGTTTTTAATTCTGAATACGTTGAAAGGCTCATTAGATATTACTTTCATGTGTCCGTAAAAATCTATACTCTGGATCATTAAGAAGTTTTTTAATTTTAGGCCAATGATCTTTATTCATCATATCTATACCATGTTCTTTTTTCCACTTTTCTACAATAATAAGCGGAATACTTGCAACTTTACGCATACCCATTTCTTTAGTTTCTACACCACCGTTGATGTAATCTTTATTATATTCTTTTTTATTAAGCTCAAGCAACGGAGTAACGTCTTGAACAGAGTGTTGAACAAGCTTGTCTCCATCTGCATCATAGGTAGTTTTGCGTTTAATAGGAGAAGAATCAGTCATTTCTTTGCCTTCTTTTTTCTTTTCTTTTTGGGAAAACCTTTTTGCATGTTTTTGTATGCTTTTGCGCTTATCGTAGATTTTTTCTTACTACGAGAAGTGCCAGCCTTCTTTCTTTTATTTATGTTTTCGTATAAAGACATTTTTTTCCTTAAAATGGGGAGAGCCATTACAGCCCTCCCCGTAGTTAAAAACTTATGCGCTTAAATCGTAAACTGCACCAAGAGCTTTTTCGTTGTCTACCTGTAAGGTATATTCAACAACAATAGCTCTCTGTTCTCCGTCAGAAGTAGAAGCTACTTCACGCTGGAAGAAAGGACGTAAGTAAGCAAGTTTATAATACTCTGGATCAATTAGCCATGCTTCCCTATCGCGCTGTAGACGGTTAGGGACAACAGCCATTTCTCCGAAGTCACTTACATATACATCCATACCGCCGACAATACGCTGGTCAGTAGCATCAACGAAGTTAGAAACGCCAGAAGACCCACCTACACCAACAAAGCTAGAGAAAGTTTGCTTTTGTGTAGGAGCCATCATAAGGTATTTTGTATCCGCACCGTTGTTATAAGCGGTAAGAATAACAGCCTTAAGAAGAGCTTCAGTAAAAGTACGGCGGTTGCCGGAACTAGCATCTGTACGAGCCGCACCTGCTCCAGAACCTGATCCACCAGTACCTGCGCTTACATTGGTAGCAACCCATGTAGTAAGACTGCCAAGTTTACGAACAGTAGAGTCAGCAGACATAGCAGTTTTAGCAGTATTAGCACCTACCAATGTTGATTCCATATCGCGCTTAAGTTCTTTTGCACGTTTGGACATTTGGTAAGCCAACTCTTCTTTACGACCTGCTTTCGATACAGCATCAAGCGTACCAGAAACAAGTGTAGTTTTCAAGCTGATCTGACAAATATTGCCAAGACGAGTAGTAGCAGAAGGTTCAGAAGCAGTAAGTGTTGAACCCTCTTCGTGGTAGTTATCAGTAGCTGCGGCTGTAAGAGCATCCGTTTGCCACTCATGGTTTACTGCAATAGCATCTGTCCTACCACCCATTGACATAAACGGTGTATCTGTAGGAGAGATGTCATAAATCACATTTTCCAAATCTTCACGAAGACCTACTGCGGAATATGTGACAAATACTCCTGTTGGTTGTGCCATTTTATTTTAGTTCCTTATAGTTGAAAGTTAAGACTCTAACAAGTCCAGAAAAACATTTGCTGCGTCTCGATGATGTCCTGTTTTAGCCAATCTTTCACGTTTTGTCTGCTTTGCTCTTTTTGACTTTTGTGCTTTAGTCGCAGGAGTACCAGACTTAACAACTTTAGGAACAGTTTTAGTTTTTTTAACGGAAGCCTTTGAACCTTTATCTTGTAACATAGCTTTATGTAATACAAGAACTACTCGGTGATCGGTTATTCCATTAACATCATCTTCAGAAAAACCAAGACCTAACGTATACTGTCTTAAATCTTCTTTTAATCCTGATGATGGATCAGCATATTCAGGCAACTTTTGTACAAGAAGTTCAGATTCTTTTTTGATTCTTTCTTCTACTATTTGTTGCATTTCAGTCTGAGTCTGCTGACGTACTCTCTGTTGTTCAGCTTGGACTTGACCAATTTTTTCTTTAGCATCTTGATAATTTACACGCTTTTCCATATATTCTACAGGGTCATCCTGTTTAAGAGTTTTCCAATCTACGTTTTCAAACTCTTTAAGTTCAGCGTATTGGTTTTGTGCTAAGACCTGTAATGCTTGATCGTACTGGTTCCTTTCTTTTTGAACAGCTTCTAAATTAGATTCATAAGCCTTTCGTTGTTCAGCTAAAGATTGGGATTTACGGGTGTAATCTGCTTGACGCTGGTATCCGTTCCGTAGTTCATCCAGAGTAACCTCTTGTTCTTCACCGTCTACTTTAATAGTATAAGTGCTAGGGGTTTCCGTCTCAACTACTTCTTCTTCTACCTCTACTTCTTCCTCAAGCTCAGTTTCTTCCGCAGATTCAAGAACATTTTCTTCTTCAACTGCTTCTTCTTCTACCTCTTCAGTTTCTTCTTGTAACTTTGAAACTAATTCAGCTTCTGTTTTAACTTCGCTTTTTGGTTTTTCGACAGCCTGTTCTGGATTGGTGGTTTCCTCACTTCCAAACATAACATCGAACATATTAAGCTGTGGCTTAGTGACTTCCTTTTCAGGATTGGTCTGTGCCTCACTCATTTATTTTCCTTTCTAATTATTTTCAATTTTGTCATTATGTATTAATGCTTCTAAATCTTCTGTTATAGAACGCAAAGCATCTAATTTTAACCAACACTCTTCTCTTTCATTAATAGTTTCTGATATAGTCCATTTAGATATTAAACCTTGATGTATGTTTTCTATAACTTCCTTGAATACTTCATTGTTCAAGATAGCATTTGCTTGATTAGCTTTTTCTCTAGAGTTCAAAGTTTAATACTTTATTGATTTTGATTTATCTAGGTTTTGATGAGATTTACCAGCGATTTCTTCTTTGGCAAACCTGTTACCAGCAGGTTTAGGAGGAATAGCAGGCTTGTTTCCACCAGCAGGAGGAACTGCTCTGTTTCCTACTTTTCCTACTACATGACCTGAGTATTCTTTAGGCATCTTAATTTCCTTTTAAAATTTTATTTTTATTCTTGGTAGGTTAGTCCCGAAAATATCATTTAGTCTATCGTGGATGTGAGAGTCCCAATGCCGTTTTTCAAACGGAACTTTTTTAGCAAGGTTTTTTGCTTTTTTTAATTCTTTTAAAACAGCATCATATTCTTTTTCGGCTGCTTTAACTCTCGAATCTCCGCTACTATCTGGTTTTAGTAAATGAGATTTTTTTGCTTGCTTTAAATTATCATGCCGTTTTTTTGCTAACTTTTGCATTGTATTAAGTCGTTGTTTTCGCCTACCTGTTTCTAAAGCTTGCGCTCCTTTTTTAGTAGCCATACCATAGTCCATTTTAATTTCCTCTTACCATTTTTTACAAGACCAATATCTTGCTGTTAATTTACCAGGAGGACTAGTATCACACTTATGTCTAGCCCTAAAACTTTTACGTCTCTTTGGCTGGTCTTTTTTAATTGTCATATTAGGATCGCCAAAACGAATAAGTTTTACGTTATCTCCTTGTTTTGCTAATACAGCAAACTTTTTATTTTTACCAGGAGTACGTTTTGGTTTATTGTATCCTGAAAATTTTTCGCCTCTGTATTCAATCATGTTTTTATTAAGAAATTTATAGGCTGTGCTTTTAATACAGCAGAGCCAGAAGATGCACTTGCGCTTACTGCTGTTCCTAAAGAAAATCCAGAACCTACTCCTACTGGAAAATATGTTCTATAATCTGGAACCCTAAAGTCAGAACCAGATGTTCCAAATACTGTTCCTACAACTGCATATAAAACTGAATAAGTAGATGTTGAGTAAGCTGTGCCATCGCATAATAACCAATCTCTAACACCGCTAATTGTTTCTGTAGTAGGTGCCGAGTTAGAAGCAAACATGATAACACTACCAGGTTCATGCCCTAACTTATTCATTTGTGTTGAACTTTGAGTAACAGCAGTAGTAGCCAAGTTAGGAAACTGGGTTTGTAAAACGCTTTTTATAAGTCTAAGATGATCGTCACCTTCAGAAATATTATCACTAGCTGCTGGATTAGATGTATTAAGCTGGCTAATATAGTTGGCTGATTCTACTGCCATTTGTTATAGTCCTTTTCCTATTTTAACATTATTAACTATTTGTGTCAACTATTCTTGTAGTTCAGGCCAAGTTACATTTGAAGGATCAACTGTATTTTGAGGTAAATCTCTTAATTGTTGACGATATAATTTTTGCGAATTACTCATATTTACATCTGTTAAAGCCCACCAGTCACACTCTTTTAATAGATTATTACGTTTTTCTCTAAGGCTAGACCAAAGTTGATTTGTTATAAATTCTTGTTCAGCACTTTCTGAAGCTCTTGTAACAGTTTTTGAAACTGCATCTGCACTCCATAAAGACATATTACCTCCAGGATGAGGTACTACAAATCCAGAATGTCTTTGAGCATGTGACTCTGCATCAGATTCATTTTCAAATGGCTGGTATTTTGTAACTTTATTACCATCTACGCCTGTAATTGATAACCAACTCATGTTTTACCTCCTAGTCTAGTCGTAGACAATGCTGAACTTTCCAGCATCCAATGTGTTCGTTAAATTCATAAATTGAATTTGAGTCAGCTCTGCCGAAAGAGCCTTTGAACCAGCGATAGTATGAAGCCACCCGTAACCAACATTTGCAATGTTGCCAGAGCAAGTCCAAACATAGCTTGAGCTGTCCATTAAAATTAAAGTTAGGTTTCCATCGAAAGTTGCAGAGGCAGTTGATCCTGTAAGTCTAAATCCTACGGTATCTGTCTCGTAAGTTCCGTTTATATTATTTCTTTCAACATATCCGCTAGTTTCAATTCCACCACTATCTCCCAGTCTGACATAGCTGTGATCACCACCGTTTGTAGATATGCCTTGCATACAAACATGAATACGTTTTACACCCGCAGGTATGCTACCAATTGTTACAGAAGTGCCGCTTGTTGTAGCTAATACCGAACTTTGTGTTGGCCCACTACTTGTTAAATCCAGAATACCTTGAACTGTATCAGTTTTTAACGCATCGCTAGAACCAACATCTACAAACATAAATTTATCAGAAGCTGTTATAGTTGCATCTGTTAATCCTGCTAAACCTGCGTGTAATCCAGCAGGAGTAATAACTCGTCCTGTGTCTGTTCCACTTGTTGTTTCTGCGGTAGTCGCTAATTCAGAAACCCCTTTGTTAGTTACACTAGCATCCTCCGCACTATAAGTAACAGTATCAGTTGCAGAAACAGCAACATCCATTGCTTCTCCTGCGGCAAAAGTCATTGTATTACCGTTAGAAACAGTTTGTGTAGTACTTCCATCAGACATAGTAAAGGAGGACATACTACCACTTGCAGCCCATTTTAATCCAGAATCTTCTCCGCTATCAGCAGTTAAAACGTAATCATTTGAACCTACCGCTAATGCTCTAGGATCGCCTGAACCATCTCCTACAAGAATACTTCCTTTAGCTGTTACATCTAATGCAGTAATAGCATCAGTCCCAGAACCTAATAATACATGACCGTCTCCTAATGAACTAGCACCAGTACCTCCATCAGCTACAGGTACGTCTGTTCCACCTGCTCGATATATAAGATTACCTTCTACATTAATGTCTCCGGCACTTGCTCTACCTACAGTAGTATCGGTAGCAGCTCCTATATTAACAGCAGTAAATTGAGGAGAATCTCCAGTACCAACACCGATAGAAGTTCTAAGTGTAGCTCCGCTTTCTGCAACTGGATCGCCCGAACCATCGCCAACTATCATTTGACCATCTGTCAAAACAGCCATTGCAGTTACAGCCGCAGTTCCAGAACCTAGTAATACCCCACCGTCAGTTAAACTTGTAGCACCAGTTCCACCGCTAGCTACAGGTACTGTTCCTGTGCTAACTGTAACTGCTCCTGTAGAAGAATCAACTGCTATTGGACTAGTAGCACTTATACTAGACACTCCTGACAATGCTGCTGCTAAAGTATCTTTCCTGACTTTATGAGTTGTTCCTGCACTAACATCTACAATAGGAAGAACATCGTCATTAGCTAAATCAGCTTCGACTAGTTCTGTTAAACCTGAGATTTTTTTATTAGTAGCCATGTCGTTGTTCCTCGCCTATGTTACTTAACCGTCCAGCCAAGCAATGTTTACAGTAGCAGTTCCGCTTGCAGTAATAGCAGCAACTTCATCGCCTTCTACTACTGTAACAAATACAGGCTCACCTACATTAACTTGTATACCGTTAGCTACAGTAGCAGTAGGGTCTTCGCCTTGACCACCCCTGCATAATACATAAGCCAACGCAGACGATGAGATACGAGCTTTTGTAATTTGTGCTGGACACCCGCTTGAACGAGTAGCTCCGCTAGTAGTTGTTGCAGACAAGTTTTCGCTAGAATGTATACGATAAATATTATTTTGTCTTCCTGTTGCCATTTTACTTTCCTTATGCTTTAATGTTTCTATCAGAGTTCATTTCATAGCCTAGCTCTATACCTTTTAGTCTAAGCTGTTCTTGTTTCATAGCCATTTCATGTTCAGTTTCCATACGTTCTAGTTCTAATTTTGCAGCGTCTATTTCAAGTTTTTTAGCTTTAACCTCTGCTTCTAACTGAGTAGCTTTAGCTTGTGTCATCATAGCTTGAGCTTGTACTTGAGCTAATTGATCTTGTGCAGTAGGAGCAGGAGGTTGATTGCTAGGAACAGAAATAAACTTATCTACATTTTTAATTCCCATTTCATCGGCTACTTCGCGCATTAAGTTGTATACATTATTAGGTTGTATAATGCCCTGCGTTTGTTGACCTACTTTTTCCATTAATAAAGCAAAATTATTTAATTTTTGCAATTTAATATCTTGATCTCCATAGCCTATACCTACTTCTATATCTACATCTAAATCTTCTCTCCAGCTAGAAGGGTCTATTGGAAAATAAACATTATTTAATCTTACTACCTTTTTTCTATTTTCATATCGTTGTATAAGATTATAAATATTTTTAAATATATTACGAACACCTGTGTCTGCAAATATTCTAGCTATAAGTTCTAACCTGCCTTGAGAGTTTGTCAATGCTGCGTTAGCTGCTCCTTGAGTAACATGGGACTTAAGAACATCTGCCGATAAACCTTGAGTTTTAGGATTTACACCTGTGCGACCTGATTTAATATCTTCCCAATATTGTAACATTTGGAAACTATGAGGTTGTAAACTAGGTGTTTCTATAGGTCTTAAAGCATTTGCAGAACGTGTCCTGACAATTCCTCCTGGTCTATTAGTCAGTAAATCATCTACGTTTACCTGTCCTTCTACAACTTGAAATCTACCGTTATTAGCAAGATACATATTATCTAAAAGATTACGAGTTAAAGTTGATCTAATTAACTGTATGTCTTCTACTGTTTCTGCTACGCTTAGTCCATAAAATTTATGGGGTATCGGTATAGGACAAACTGTACTGAAAGGTATGTAGTCGATAGGTTCTAGATCAAGTATTTCTGAACCAGAGTGGCAAACTTTGTGTAATACGCTTACGCCTGTTCCATCTATATCTAACTTAATATACGACTCGTTTACAATTACTACTGTTTCAGAGTCACTAGAAGCTTGATTAGGATATACATCTGTAGAATCATAAGAATGTCTAGCCATGTATTCTTGACTAGTTGAAATAGCATCTGCTTCTGAAGAATACCCTGATAAACTTTCGACTACTTCTTTGTCATAGCCCATTTTAATCAAATCACTTTTAGACTTATGCGACTTATGACAAATAAATCTAGCATCCTCTAAAGTCTTAGCACCTCTATTTATAAGAAATTCTTCGGGTGGAACATTTTCTATAGTAACTTTTCCATCAATAGAAGTTCTTGCAAATATTACATTATGAAATATTTCTTCTACTTCTTCCATTAATCCTGTATTGGGATTCATGTATTCTTGTATTTTTGTAATTTCTTCGTGTTCTATTACTTCTAATTCTTCATCTTGAGTTAATACAGAATATTCTTGTTCTGTAAGGTTTTCGTAATTTTCCGTTGTTACCTTTTCAAGTTCTTCCCAATAATGTTTAACAACTCCTACCTTTTGCATAAGAGCATCTAAAAACATATTATACAAAATCATAAAACCATTGTTCTGTTTGTAGAACACATGATTAACATATTTAGTTGCTTGTTCCGCTATTACTTCATCTTCTGGTTCTTCAGGAACAAATTTTACAACGCTATCCCCTGCTGTAAAAATACGCATAAGGCTAGGCATCATCCACATTAAAGTATCTTGAACGTCTGTAATAACTACTTGTGATCTTCCGTCTTCTTCATTACCAAAAGGTTCACCGTAGAAATACTCCATAGCTTTAGCTTGTTGAGCACTTATTTCAGAGTCAAGATAGTCTGAACTTCCGTTTATTTCGCTTTCAACTAAAGAAATAATTTCTTGATCGTCTAGTTCTCTTGCCATGCTTTCCTCTTACAGTAAACTTTTAGCTCCAACAGCAGAAAATACAGGTGCTGTTTTTCTTTGCTGTGCTATTATACTTTCTCTAAATAATTTTAAAGCTGCTTCTCTTTCTTCTGGACTTAAAGGTAAGCCAGGTGTAGTAGGAATATATCCACTTAAATCAGGTGTAAAAACCTGCTGATTGTCTACTACTGAAATAGGGTCTTGAACTTTAGGAATTGCAGAAAATCTAAAGTTTTGAGCATCTTGTAAATTATCAAATACTTGGTTTTCAACTCTATACCTGGGGCCAGCGATAGTATCTACTATTTCAATACCTGGATATATCGAAGGTGTTGAAGGAGGAGAAGGCCCGAATGAAGGTGGCGAAGGTGGTGAAGATGCTGGTTCAATATTGTTTACAGGAGACTCTGTAGAAGGAGTATCTCCTGCTTTGTTAGAAGAAAAGCTATCAAAAATATCACGTAAAGAAAAGCCTAACAACCCTTTTCCAGATCGTATATTATTTGACATATTTGCTATTGATCCTAAAAGACCTACAGGCCCAGGTAAAAATCCTGCGAGTCCGCTTACTGCTCGACCAAAAGGACTGTCTGTCTGTCCTATATTAGTTCTGGAATGATAAGGAGTATTTATATGGCTTTGAGCTTGA